AAGTTAAAACACGACCCCAAAAAAAATTTTACAAAAAAATTCTTGCACTTTTGTGTAAAGATTACTATATTTAGTGCCGAAAGAGGCACGAATGACAACATATAGATTTCGAGTACCGCCAATGAGAGAGTTTAAAGCTACGAATGACGAGCATCTTATGCGTGAAGTGGGAAAGACATTCTTTTATACAAAATTAGACATGCCTCTGCTGCTTAAGAACGTAGCTAATGCGTGTTGCGATTGGAATGGCATGGCGTATCGTTACGGAACTACGGAAGAATTAATTACAGACATGAAGAAAAACGATCTTTTAGTTAACATAGATGAGAGGAAAGCCAATGAAAAGAGTTGACCACGGGTATGCAGACTTATCAGGGAGTGATGTATACAAGTTACGCAAGGATTTAAACTTAACCCAGGACAAAATATCCAAAAAATTAGGTTTAAGTTTACGAACATGGTGTCATTATGAGTATGGGACGCAGAGAATGCCAGTTTCTGTACACATGGCGATACAATTTTTACAAAACAAGGAGGCTGGAGAGGCAGACAAGGCGTTTAATGACGTTAAGGAGTACAAGGAGCCGTTAACAAAGTGGGATTTTGATAGGATTGAGGCATTAAGGAACAAAATCAAGCGTGATATGACGAATAATGGTGAGTTACAATCGCAGGTATCTGAGTTAGCATCTAAAATTTTGGCACAAAGTGACAAAGAAATGGGCTTTCTGTTGTCAAAAATAAAATAATCATATAGTATCTGCACATAAACTAGTTTTTTGTGGAGAAACGCATGGCAAATGGACCTCTTGGTGGTATGATGCCGACACCACCTGCCCCTAGTCAGCCACCACAGGTGAGTTTAGACACATCTGTAGAGAGCAGGAACAATTTTAAGAATTTTTTAGGTACATTACCCAAGACTGACATGTTTTCTCCAAGTGGAATGGGGGTTGGGCTCTCTACACCAGCTCCCATGACTTCTTTAGCGGACAATGTTAACATATTTGCACCTGTTGGGATGCACCAAGGCGGTGTAGCAGGTAATCCATTAGATAGTTACGGAGATTTTTTATCAAATCAGATAAATAATACGCAAGTAGAGCCATTTATCCAAGAAATTCAGCAGATGGCGAGTCAACGTTTTAATTTAGACAATAGTGGTGGCTTAAAGACATTTTTAGAGCCTACGATATTCGAGCCACCTCAAGATTTATCAAGACCAAAGATGGAAGTCGCAGAGCCACTTTTACAGCCTTTCAATCCTATAATGCAAAGACCTGTTGCTCCGTTTCAGATGCAAGGACTTGGACAGCCTATGAGAGACAAAGACGGCATATTAAGACAAAGCATTTTCCAAGAGCCAGTTAAAAGAGAACCAATGGGTTTACGAGGTGGTCCTAACCCTGATATGATTAGAACGTTAGACCAACAGATATTCAATGATGGGTTTATGCCAGGTAGTGAACAGTTGCTGGGTGGCTTACCAAGAACATTTGACGATGGTGGAGAAGTACAGAACTTCTTTTCTGGTGGTGAGATAGACAGTTTTGTTGACGATCAAGATAGTGGCAACAATTTTAGTGGTGGCAACAACAACGATGATGATGATGGTTTTAGTTTTGACGATGATGTTTCTGATTATCAAACAGATGATTCTGGTGTTTACACTGGTGGAGATGATCAATCGATAGCTTTACCCACACCAAGACCACAAATATTATTAGATGCAGTGGGAAGAGCAGAAAATGAAATATTTGGTGGCACAGAATCAGATGCTTTAGGTTTTTTTAATAAATCTGGTGGATTAAGTAATAAGGGTCAAAAGGCTTTTGAAGAATCAATTGTTGGAAACTTAGCGGCTTTGCAGGATCCTCCAGATCAGGTAGCTCCAAGTGGAGGAGGTTTACAGCTTGCAAGTCTGCTTGATTCAAGTTTACTTGGTGATGCAAAAAACACTACACCAGGTGATATAAGCCGTGGAGCTTTTGGGATTACGCCAACGACTATCGATAGAAAAGCAAATACTGTTCTTGATAATTTGAAATTAGATGATTTAAGTTTAATAAATCAAAGACCAGATGTTTTAAGCACTAGGGCTTCATTGCCTGCACTGCCATCAACTACAACACAAAAGACAGCGCAGACTGACGATATTCAAAAAGCTTTTGAAAGATCTAACAGAGAGGGTGTTCAAATACCTGCTAATATTAGTTTTAGAGATTTAATTCAAGCTACAACGCCTGGCACACCTGAATATGAAGCAACTAAAGGTGGTGATTTAACTTCAATTATATCTCCGCCAGGTTCAAGTGGTGTTTTTGGCACTCCATTAATGGAAAGAAATCTTCAACAAACAACAACACCATCAGTTGACCAAGGCATTGTACCCGTTGGTGAGTTTGATGTTAAACCACCTGCAACATCACCAGCACCAGTTGACGAGGGCATTTTGCCAGTAGGTGAGTTTAATGTTCGATCACCTATAGATCCATTTGCCATACAACCTACTTTTCAAAACATTGGACTACCAGGTGCTGGTAATCTTCCGACAGTAGGCTCTACCAGAAGCACAGTTGCCCAAGATCAAGCTAGGGCTATTGCTAATTTAGTTGGTGATAGAAAACCAACGATTGGTGAGCAATTACAACAGAATATTTTAGAAGAAAGAGGCAGAGCGTTAGGTCCTACGACTTTCAGTGATGATTTAGCTAATTTTTCACAAAATGTTGTTGGACAGCAACCAACAGTAGACACTGTATTCGACATTGATACAACATCAATTCAGCCGACTAGTCAGAGTGCTGGAGTTCAAGAACTATTAGATCGTGGTGCAGCGGCACAAAGACAAAAGAATCAAGCAGAGCAAGATAATTTAGCGGCAAGACAATCTTTAGGAGTTGGGATTCCTCCGATAGATGCAACTAATTTACAATCAAGAAATGTTATGGGTAGAGATATTACACAGCCAATTGATCCGAATGTATCGATTGTAGGTGACGATGTTGAACCAGAATTAGATGTTGCTGATATTGTAGGTGATGTAACTCAAGAAAGAGTTGCTGATATATTGAACAGACCAGAAGCTTTTAAGTCCACATTCAAGATTGGTGATGCAGAGTTTCCAAGTTTACTTGCAGCAATAGCAAATAAAGCTGGGTCATTTTTTGACAGACGATTATTTGATGGGATTGTCAGCAAGGGATTAGATGCAGTTGTTGATCCAGATACTGGCAGGATTATTGGTGCTAAAGATGAGTTTGGTAATTTGATTGAGGGTCGTGATTTAGAGCAGTTTCAAGCTGGTGATGACAATGAAGATCCTATTAAGAAATTTCTTGAAAAAGCGACAGAAGAAGAGGAAGAAGAAGACAAGCCACCAAACGTAATAGGTGGTGGAGTTCCTGTTCCAGTAAGAGATCCAGATCCAACAGTAGTTAAGTCTAAGTTTCCTGAATCCACTGCTTCATTTACACCAGTTGATTTCAGTGCTGGTAATTTAAATGATTTAATTGAGAGAATTACAGGGGTTAAGGCACCTAGATCATTACAAGATGGTGGAGCTGTTGGAGCCGTTGACAGGTTTTTATCTAAAGTAGCATGACCAATTTAGAATATGCCGAATATTTATCTGATGAGGAGTTACAAAAGGCAGCTCCTTTAATAAGAAGGCTTAAGAAACTTGAAGAACGCACTGAATCACAAGAAAATTATTTAACATTTGTGAAAAATATTTGGTCTGGATTTATTGAAGGCAAGCATCATAAGATATACGGACAAAAGCTTCAAGATGTAGCAGATGGCAAGATCAAGCGTTTAATTGTCAACATGCCGCCTAGACATACAAAGTCGGAGTTTGCAAGTTATTTATTTCCTGCGTGGTTGATGGGAAAACGTCCCGATTTAAAGATAATACAAGCAACGCACACGGCAGAACTTGCTGTCGGCTTTGGTCGTAAGGTTAAAAACTTAATTGATAGCGAAGATTTCAGAGATGTGTTTCCAGATGTTAAATTAGCATCTGATGCGAAGGCTGCAGGTCGTTGGTCAACAAATGGTGGCGGAGAATACTACGCTGTTGGAGTTGGAGGTGCGTTAGCTGGACGTGGTGCTGATTTGTGTATCATTGATGATCCAGTATCAGAGCAAGATGCGTTAAGTCCAACGGCTTTGGATAGTATTTACGAGTGGTATACATCTGGTCCACGTCAAAGATTACAACCAGGTGGTTCAATTATCATTGTTATGACCAGATGGGGTATAAAGGATTTAACGGCTAGGGTTTTACAAAAACAATCTGAAGGTGGAGCTGATAGGTGGGATGTCGTGGAGTTTCCTGCTATATTTCCAGACACAGGCAATGTTTTATGGAAAGAATATTGGTCAAAAGATGAATTAGAGGCTGTCAAAGCGTCAATACCTGTGTCAAAATGGAACTCTCAATATATGCAGAACCCGACTGCGGAAGAGGGTGCAATAATAAAAAGGGAGTGGTGGAATGTTTGGGATCGTAGTGAGCCACCTCCGTGTTCATACATCATACAGTCCTATGACACGGCTTTCACAAAGACTGATCGCTCTGACTATAGTGCTATTACTACTTGGGGCATTTTTACACCTATTGAAGGAGAAGGAGATGCCATCATCTTGCTTGATGCAGAAAAAGGTCGTTGGGATTTTCCAGAACTTAAACTTAAAGCACAAGAATTGTGCGAAGCATATGATCCTGACATGATTTTAATTGAGCAAAAAGCTAGTGGTACGCCTTTGACACAAGAGCTTAGACGTATGGGTATTCCAGTTACACCCTTTACACCGAGCAAAGGTGCTGATAAGTTTGCAAGAATGAATGCTTGTGCTCCTGTCTTTGAGAGTGGTATGGTTTACAGACCAGATGCTAATTTTGCGGAGGAAGTTGTTGAAGAATGTGCGAGT